ATTTTTTATTATTCATCCATTTCTGGGATCAATAATCTATAATCGCAGCGGCACTGATAATCTGTGCCAGGTAGCAACGTCTTGCCGTCGCTCGAATCATAAAGCCCTTCCGACAGCTCAAACCCCTTGCCGTCTCGACTGGCATGGCTGGACCTTACCCTTTCATCCGCCGCTGTTTTCCATATCGCTTTCGTTATCCCTAAATTCTGCGCACGCGCCTTGCTGGTCAAGCTGTTAAATGTGGCAATCTGAGTCCTCGCAACCATTTTAGCATGTCCACGCCGCTGCTCGACCATGCCGTCAAACTGTTTCAATATCTCCAGCAGCCCCTTACCCTCAGCCATCTGCCGCAGTGTATTGCTGGTCCACTGTTGCAAGGTGTCGTCACGCATCTTCTTGACCCACTGCATCGTTTCGAGCTGGTAGGCGTTGATCTGGAATGTTAGACCCTCGGTGGCCTCAAGCTCTTCACGGCTGATTCCGACGTGCTTCTCGGCGCGGCGGTAGAATTCGGACTTGTTGCGATTGTCTACTTTGCCGGTGAAGTTCTTGGCTAGTTTCTCAATACGAGGATCGTCAAACTGCTTCATCAGTTTACGACGGACCCGCCTGGCCATCTTCAGAAACACATTGGCAAAGTTTCCGACTTGCTTAGCGTCCTTTACTGCCACAGCGTCCGAAAATTTCTTTATTGTATCCTGATTCAGCTCCTTGAATATCTGCGTGCGCCAGCGTTGCGCCATCTGATCAACCATGTACTCGATAGCATTACCGAACTGTCTAATCTCTGATCGCGGAGCTTCGGGCGCTTTTATCTTCGCGCCGTTGGGTGCTTTGACTTCACGCTTCATGGATGCGCCTCGCAGCTATCTTGAAGTATTCTTTGTCTAGCTCTATGCCGATAAACTTGCGGCCAGTGTTTTTTGCTGCTACGCCTGTGGTTCCGCTGCCCATAGTGAAATCCAAGACCGTTTCACCTTCGTTGGTGTATGTCTTGATTAGATATTCCATGAGAGCAACGGGCTTTTGGGTTGGATGTAGCCCTCGCTCCCTATTATCTGAATTAGTGAACTTAATTAAATTTCTGGGGTATTTCTCAAATTCAATGGTTCGCTCTAATTTGTGGGACTCTCGCTTGTGTTTATGCCCGCTCTCATATTTACGTGGCCTACTCCATTCCTTATCGACACGAACAAGCCCCTGAGGATTGTAAGTCATTCTGCGTTCGTTTAATTGAACTTTATGACCTATAGGCGCATGAGAGAAAACACAAATATCCTCTGTGAATTTAATAGGCATATTCTTGGCGTGAGTAAAGTTACTGCCCTTACTTTTCTCCCATACCCAACAATATTTAAACATCTTCATATTTGAAGCAATCAAAGTAGTCGTGAACGGCTGGCTTGCGGTCATCACGATTGCCCCGTTCGGCTTGATGATCCGTTTCAGTTGCTCCCACATTAACGGTAGATCAATAACCGAATCCCACTTGCAGGCTGTAGTCCCGTAAGGTGGATCTGTCAGGATCATATCTACTGACCCGTCTGGGATTTCCTTCATTCGTTCTAGGCAATCGCCCTTCATTAGCTCAATCATCTTCGCCACCACCCATCAACTGCTCTAGGCTCATACCGCCCTGCTCAGGCGTAGGCTCGGGTTCATCGTCCGACGCTCCAAACATCGTATCAAAGGCATCAACCTCGATCACTCCATGCTTCTCAAGATAATTTTCATAATCAAGCCCCATCTGCCACAATATCTGTGCGCTAGCCACAATCTTGGTTTCTTGCTCTACTCGGTCCTTGTCGCTCTGCCCTTGGTTCTCCTTAAACCAAACGGCACCACGCCCGCAGAGTTGCATCAGCCGGTTGATCTTGTCGAGCAGGTATTCTGACTGCAGGCCTTTGATTGTCTGCATATCAACCTGCCGGTCCCCCTCACCTGTTGAGCTTATCCCTTTTGGCGGCTCTCCGACCAGCGTTGACAGTGACAGGCCTGTGACCATTGCCAGCCGGCGGAGGGTAATCATGTCGGACTCGGCCAGGTTGGTGAGAGATTGGGTGATGCTTTCGATCATGTCCTCTTCATCCACGATGCCAGCGCCGTAGATTGAGCGCAGGTTTTCAAGTTCAGAGAAATACTGGATCAGGGTTGACTCTTGCTTGTCTGCAAGCAGCTCCTTGAACCCTTTAATCTTATAAAATATGGTAGACGATTTTTCGAGCATGGCCGGTACTGCGCGTTGAACTATCTGATCACTGACCAACTCGTTACGGATAAGTTCAAACTCTGATATACCTCCGAAGAAGTATTCAGGCGCGTCGAATTCTACCGGCTTGACGTAGGTCATATCGATAACGCGGCTCGGGTGTAGGGTGAAGCCTCGCACCGAGTAGGCTTTCGGTTTGAAGTAGTTCGGACTGCTAAGATTGTACTCGACCGACTGAACATAAATCATGTCACCGCTGAACACTTGGAACCGGACCTTTGACCAGTCGTTAATCGTCGGCAGCGGTTGGCTCATGTCTGCCCCAGGCTCCTGAATTACGATCAGACCGCGCCCGAACGCCAGCATGTATTTGCAGGCGTCCTTGACATGCTGTTGCAGCCGCGCATCGTAAAAGTCTTTATCGCCCTGGCTCTCGAACTGCATCGTGTCATTGAGCGCCATTCCTGATTTTGTGCGGATGATTTTGCTACCGACGCCGGTCTTATAGATCGCCCGCAGCTCGTCCCATTCTACCCGGGAAGTTGTCATTCTACTTGTTGCGTGGGCGTTGCGGCGGTTGGCTAGTTTGCTGGTCAGACTGGTTAGGCCGTCGGTGAATAGTTTTTGGATGCTCATGTGGTCTCCTATAAAATATCAGCGTAACTAGGCCGCTGATTTTCAATCAACATATCAGATATAGCGTCCATAAGGGGATCTAATATATCATCGTGTGAGACGTTCGGAAAGCCTGTCGCCTCAGCCAATAGATCAGACAACCACGGCGCGTCTTCTGGTAGCATGACGTTACCGACCTCTATCTGCGGAACGACATCCATAGCACGCGTGACCTTGTCCGTCCCTCTTTGTATCCCCACAACTGGAATCCGTTGTTTCGCCAGCTGTTGAATTAGCCCGGTGCCGCTAGACTTGTCTTCTGGTTTGATCTGTCTCAGCGTACCCATTATCCTTGGAGCGGCCTTGTGCTTATCCCAAAAAGCCTTTGCTCTAATTAGCAGTTCCGGCGCTTCCCACTTTCCGCGGATCATGTCTAACAAATATATTTTACCATTGTCTCCCATACCCCAGCACTGAAAAACAGAGTAGTCGTTTTGCTCTTTTGTCTTCTGTGCCGTATCGGCATAGATCATCCGATATCTTATTTTAGGGAGGACCGTATAGTACTGCCACCATTCGTCCTTGAATATACCACCTCCGATAGGGGATGGCAATTGTTGAAACTGTCCTGCTGTGCCGTACTCTCCCATTGCCTTCTTGTCGCGCTCCACCACTGCACGGGGGAACCGTCCAGGGAATAGCAACTCCCCATCTTCTGTTCGTGGATCTTGCCAGCCTAGAGACGTTACACATCTTCGGGTAGGGTCAAACTCCATCGGCAGGCAGAGGTGTTCGTAACCGGATTCATTCGCCAGAATATACCCGCTGGGGTCGTTCTCGTGTAACCTCTGCATTACGATGATTATTGCTGATTTCTCCGGATCGCTTAGGCGGGTCGGCAGTGTCTCCTTTAAAACCCTGATCGCGGTTTCCCTGTGCGTGTCGCTGTGTGCCTTTTCCGGGCTTAAAGGATCATCCCATGCTATCGTATGTGCACGCCTGCCGGTCATAGAAGCTACTGCGCATGCCTGACGGAATCCCCTCTCTGCATTCTCGAAGTACAGTTTTTCGTTTTGGTCGCGAGCCATATCTAATGGCCACAGCGCTTGGAACCATTCAGAGGTGACAAGCTCTCTCATCATTCGACTGTCTCTAACTGCTAGACCTTGCTCGTGTGCAGCTCCAATAAACTTGTGCTGCGGTTGCCCCTTCGGTCCCCACAGCCAAGCCGGATACATCACCCCGGTAACGGTTGACTTGCTGGTCCCTGGGGGGACGTTGATTAGAAGGCGGTTTATCTGTCCGCTTTCTACCGCCTCGAAATGCTCAGCCATTGCATCGACGTGCCAGTTATGGATATATCTATCGGGGATTATGTGTGGCCATGCGCGCCGTATGAATTGGGAAAAGGACCGCTGGCACAATTCTCGTTCTACAGACTGTAGGTCAAGGTCAGGAATCTTGGTCATCGTGTAACGCCATGATCTCAGCCAGTGCCTCAGTTGATAGCTTGCTAGTGTCTATCCCCGGCTTTGGTGACATACTGCCATCTTCGCTCGTGTGGTTTATATCGGTCTTTTCGCGCCACCCGGCCTGAGTTTTCATCCAGAAGATCATGGCCGAGGTGTCGCCGAACTTCGCTTGGTTAAACAGTGCCCCGCCTATCGTGGCATTGGCTTTCGCTTTCGCCAGGTCTAGCTCATCCCGGTAATACTTGCGCAGGGTCTTCTCATCAATGTCCAGCACTCGGGCGATGTCT